GAAATGTAGGTTACTAAAATTATTTATATTTTCCAATTGATAACAATGTCCTCAGCTGTCACCTGAACCTTGTTTATAAGCCCTCTAACAAGCACCTTTTGACTTTCGTAGTCCATTGAAAAGACTTTCTCAGCGTTTAGCAGTTTCCTCATATCAGCCTTTCTTTTGTCTTTCCTGAGCGCTGGATCGTTTTCTAGTTCAGTTTCAAGAGTAGCCCTCATGCTTATAAATTCGGCTGACTTGCTCTGTAATTCCTCAAGGGTAATGCGGTCATCTATGTATAGATCGTTAAGTCTGCTCAATTTCTTTGATAGTTCCTCTATTTGTCTCTTGTAGCTCTCACGGTCTATGGTCTCAGCATTGTCTCCTGAAAATATTTTGTCCAGGTAATCAGCGTTATCTTGTAGTTTGCTTATTTCTTCTAGCACATAGGCCTCTAGCTTGTCTTTGTAGTAAAATCCTGAGTCACACTTTTTATTGTCGTTGTAGGTAGTAACGCCTCTCAGCGTTCGTGGGTGTCTTTGATGGCATTCATATTTTTTTAACCTGCTCCCATCTTTCCTCTTTACACCTAGCATAATTTTTAAAGGAGCGCCACAATATCCACATTGGGCGATACCGGATAGAATGTACTTAGCTTGGAATGGTCTAGGATTGACATTCTCTGCTGCTGTCCTTTGTCTGATTTTTAGCTCAGATTGAGTCTTATCATATTCCTCTTTTGAAATAATCGGCTCATGATTACCTGGATAAATTTCTCCCTTATACTGATTGAAACCGCAGTAGACAGGGTTATCTAGTATGGTTCTGACCGCCCGATAGCTCCAAGGCACACGCTTTGGATATTTCTCATTTAGATCATCTCTCAGCTTAGTAATGGATCTCCCTCTTATGTAACTTTCAAAGATAAACTTGACAGCCACGGCCTGGGCTGGATTGATAGTAATGGTTCCAGTGTCTCTGTGATAGTCATATCCATAGGACGTCTTAGCCCACATCATGGATTTCCCAGCCTTTGCACGCCCTATTTTCCCAAGTTGCATGCGTTCCTTGATTTGCTCCCTTTCTAGCTGAGCAAAGACACTCAGGAGCCCAATCATAGCCTTACCAAAGGGAGTAGAGGTGTCAAAATTCTCCTGCAAGCTCAGGAATGCTATATTATTCTTTATGAAAATATCCTCAATCAAGTAAAGCGTGTCTTTCTGGCTACGGCTAAGACGGTCCAATTTATAGACTAGAACCGTGTCAAACTTTCTTTTTTTAGCGTCTTTGATAAGTCCCTCTAGCGCTGGTCTGTCAGTATTGGAACCTGAGAAACCTCCATCAGTATATATCTTGTAGACATTCCAGTCCTTAATATCGCAGTAACTAGAGAGCTTAGCTTTTTGCTCATCGATAGAGTACCCCTCCTCAACTTGTGAGGTAGTGGACACCCTGACATATATAGCTACTTTATTTGTTGTTATCATAGTAGTACCTCTTTCAAAATTTCCTAAAAAATGATAAAATGGGTACAAGAAAACATCTCAAAAGGCAATCTCTTTTGAAAAGTTTTTCTTGCTGCTAGCCTCACGCTCTCTGGGTCCAATCTTTGAGCGTGGGGCTTTTTTATTTGTTATATATTATCATCTACTCTGTCTTGTAAGATGATCAATTTTTCTTTCAGGTCATTCACTCTTGCTAAATTACTATTCATTTCATTGATGTAGTAATTGATTTCATTGTGAATTTCTAAAGCGCTCGTTGGTGCATTTAGGGAGTTGAAATAATTAACTAATTCTTTGCAAAATTTAGCGTACTCACTGTGATACCTTATTTGCACTTGGCACATCATTAAATCAAATTTATTTTTGTCCCATGTTGGGAAATCTATATCAAGATTTGTAGGGTATCCTTTAGCTGAGTGTATCTCCCATAGCGACGAATATTTATCAGCAATACCCCTCCCTTCATCAGTCAAAAGTGTTTTGCCGTCATCATCATAAAGCAATGAGTTGTCTTTGAATTTTCTTGTTATTTTTTCAGCATTTAGATTGTAATCATGAAAAAAATATTTAGGGATTGATATAGTTGATTTTCTTCCACTCTTTGTTTTCCCCCACCAAACCAAGAGTAGTAACTCTCTAAGAGGATAACCCTCTGGAGTTATAAAGTTATCGTTGTATTTTGGAAAATCAAAGCCTCTTCCATATATTTCAAATATATTAGGTCTTGAGTTTAGTATTTTGAAATACTTAGGCCGATAGTAGTCAAATTCTTTAGACGGAGAAACAGTAACGGAAATTTGTTGCGGTTCTTTCTGTTTTTTACTTCCAAATAAAAAATTAAATATTCCCATATTAAAATCCTCTCTAATGTGATTCAGTTATTGCACATATTTTTTAAACCTTATAAATATCTACGACCTCTCCGATTGTACGGATGTCGTCATTTTCTGTTAGATGGATTTCTTCATAGCTATTATTTAGACTTTGCAAGTACCAGCGTCCATCATAATCTCTCTTAAGTTTTTTAACAAAGTTTTTCCCGTTTACCTGGAAGATACCGATTGAGTTGACATCAATTTGACTAGCTACTCTGATAAATAATAGATCATTATCTTCTATAAGTGGCTCCATTGAGTCGCCAGCTACTTTAGCAATAGTGTCATACTCGTTAGGAACATCATTGGCTCTCAGTCTTACCTCCATGTGGAGATTGTCCTCTTGGAAAGTCCCATTTCCAGCAGCTACCAAGCCCTCTACATAATCAGTAATGTAGTCTTCGTCCTCTTGAGGCTTATCAAACATAGAAATAATATTAGAGTTCTCTTGCTCCTCAAGTTGCTCCTTAGCATAATTAAGGACTTTCTCCTGCCTTTGTTCTTCTAGTTGGTTGTAGATGGTTAGGATTTCAGGTTTTTCATTTGATGTTGAGTTACGTTCATTATCTGGTACACGTTTTTTCTCAACATCATAGCCCATAAGCCAAGCTTCGCTAACGCCAAGAGTTTTAGATAGAAGATATAGTTTTTTATCATCTGGTTTAGATTTTCCCGTTACATATTGAGATAGGGCACTTCTTCCCATCTTTACACCTAATTGTTTTTGGAACGGTTTGGATTTATCTAAAATATCTACTTGTCTTAGACCTGTTTCAGACATTAGTTGTCTGAGCCTTGCTGATGTACTACTACGCTCCATCGACTGCCTCCTTATTGAATTTAATAATTTCATAATTCCATAATTTCATTATAAAGTATCTTGAACAAAAATTCAAGAAAAAAATTCAAAAAACTTGAATTTTTGGTTGACAAAAGTTAAAAGATGAGTTAGAATGAATTTGTTCAAAATATTTGAGCAAAAGATAAACAGGAGGAAATGCAATGACTAAAGATTTTTCAAAGTTGTCTGGGAAAATCGTCGAAAAGTACGGAACACAATATAATTTTGCTATTGCTTTAGGCTTATCAGAGCGCTCTTTATCGCTGAAACTCAATAACAAAGTGGGTTGGAGAGACGAAGAAATGGAACGAGCTATAGATTTGTTAGATCTTGACTTAAACGATATTCCCGCATATTTTTTTACAAACCTTGTTCAAGTATCTTGAGCAAGCGATGTAGAAAGGAGCAAATATGAACGAACTCATCAATGTAACGCTTAATGAAAAGCAGGAGCCCATTGTATCAGCTAGGCAATTACATCAGACACTAGAGGTCAAGAAAAGATTTAGCGCTTGGTTTGAGGCAAACTCTAAATTATTTATAGAGAATGAAGATTTTACAAGTGTCCAAACGGGTACGGTTGTAAATAACGGTGCTATCAAACCTCTACAAGATTATGCTCTAACTTTAGATATGGCCAAGCAGTTGGCAATGATGTCTAGGACGATTAAAGGAGCAGAGGTCCGACAATACTTTATCCAAGTAGAGAAAGACTTTAATAGCCCTGAGAAAATCATGGCAAGGGCCTTACTCATGGCTGATCAGAAAGTCCACAAGCTGGAGGCTCAGATTGAGGCTGACCGTCCTAAGGTGTTATTTGCCGATGCAGTGAGCGCAAGCCATACATCTATCTTGGTTGGAGATCTAGCCAAGCTCATCAGTCAAAATGGTTTCAAAATTGGAGCAAATCGCTTGTTTAGCTGGCTACGTGATAATGGTTATCTTATCAAGAAACGTGGAG